CGATGCCAGAGGGGACGAGACCCTCAAACCACCCAAGCCGTCTATTGGCCAAGCTAGACTTGGACGTCGGATGTGTGGATTCAAACTTATTTAAAAATTATTCAAAAACAATAGTGATTTTAATATTATTGTTTTTATGCCAGCCTGGTGAAGCATTGTCACCAGTTGCTGATGAGATCGTAGCTAATTCGTTATATTTTTATAATGTGACGTTCGCGATCTGCCTGATTCTTGTTATTGTGACATGGATATGGGCTGTGTATCAGATCTTCATGATTTTGTGGAGTTTCACAGCTTTTTCAAGTCGAGAATACTTGAAGATGTCCCAGTTTATTAAGACTGAATATGAATCAGGAAAGCAGTTCACCGTGAAGGAATATGAAGCTGGAAAAGCTTTTTCCTCTGGTGAATTTGCCCAGTTTAAGAATAGTGTTACTTTGTATATGAAGTTTAGTACTATTCTTTCAATGGTTGGAGTTGCCTGTTCTGTTGGCAGTTTATTCAAATCCAATGCTCTAGTTCTTCCGTCGTTAACCCCACAGGGTTTTCGCCAAGATGCAAATAAAGCTGGAATGTTTACAACCGGATTGTTGTCTTTATGTATGATATGTTTGGCACCTGTTATGGGAGCCAAGAAAATTTTGTCATATGTTGAACCGATCTTACGAGTTTTGAAACAAATCCCTTATGCAACTTGGTTTTTGCAAATGATTGCATACCTGTGGAATGGAGAAATGACTTTTGACCAGTTTTGTCAAAATGAAGAAGAATTTAGAGCAGCTAATCATGGAATGAATGTTGCTGATGGAATTAAAGAAGGTTTGAAGGAAGTTGGAGAACTCCATGCAAACCTTCGAAGAGCAGCTGATCAACCAGATGATGACTTTGCGCCGCCCCAACATGAACATGTAAAAGTTGTGTTGGTAACTCCAACTACTCCTGTTGATAAGGATGGAGTAGTGATCACTGAATGCACTGATGAATGTGTTGTGATTGATGGTGAATATGTTTGTACTGAAGAATGCAAGGGCAAACATGAGAAGGCAGCCGCTGTTAAAACTGAAGAGAAACCTCAGACTAAGAGTAAACCCTACATAGTTGTTTCTCCTCTTTTCAAAAATGGTAAATCCATGAAGACTGTGAATTTTGTAACAGCTGAAAAGAAGACCCCGCAGAATAATCAAACTTCAGAAGAGAAGTTAGCTGCGATGCGGAAAGATTGGGAGAAAATTGAACAGTGTGTTGATGAAAATTTCGTACCTAAAATGAGTATGGATACCCAATGTTATGGGGACCACTGTGTTAGTGATTATTTAGATTTTTGCCCAAAACAAATCTTTAATGATTATGTAGGTCCGGCATTTCAGTGGATGTGGGAAGAATTAAAATCCTATCCAGCTGATCTTGCTGTTTACTTTGGTTTAGATAAACAAACTCCTGCAGACATGGCTAAAAGAGCACATGAAGATGTAGTAGAAGCGTTTGTCACCCCAGTTGAAATTACTCCTGAGGGTGTTGAGAAATTGCATCGGAGAAAAATGCAAAAACCCGAACGCTTTGAAGCTAAAAACATGAAATTAGATGATGTGCTCCGAGCTCAGCAGAGAGCTGGAGTTGCTCCTGAAGCTAGTCATGCTGTTACCTTTCTTTTCTTTAAAAGATATGGAAAGATTTTGTTTAAAGGTTTCTTATGCACACTCGCAATAATGGCAGCAGCAAGAGCGTTTCAATCGCCTGCTGCTGATATTGAGTTAAGCCATATTGCAGAGGAAGATACCCTTGAGGCTCGAGTTCAAGCTAAAGGGAAAACGAAGCATACTGTTCGTGGAGGAACAGTTCAAACAACTCGTCGAAGAAGAAACGTCTGGAATGATGTGTCTCCGTCAGGTTCTGAAAATGATGCTGATGCGTCCTATGAGAGTGACGATCGAGCTGAACAATATGAGTATTTAGAAGATAAATATTATGACGAACGACGATATGTTCCAGAGAAAAAGTTTCCTGGACAAGCTGTAAGAACTAAAGTACCTCCCCCACGACGAAGTAATGAACCAAGTCTCCGTAACCGTATTGTGAAATCACGAAAACCTGTTACTGCCCCTGCTCATGAGATTGTTGATTTTATTAAGAAAGCGAAAGAAGCTTATTCTAAACCAATGAAAATCCAATCAATGAATGTAAGTGAGTTAAGTGAAGGCATTTATAAGTTTTATAGGTGTGATGGAACAAAAAGTACTTATTTGTGCACTGGGACCCACATAGGAAATAAAATGTGGACAGTGTTGCATGCTTTAAGTGAGGATACAACCGTAACTTATATGGCTGTTAACCATGTTCGTACAATTGTGTTTAAAGCACAAGACATGGTTCCTTTTGGAGATCACTTAGCATGTTTCCCAGTAAACGGTATACCAGCTGTTTTTACCTGTTCAAAGTTGAAGGTGTTGGAAGACGCCTCCATTGTAACAGTGTTGGGATTTGGCCATGGTTTGAAAACCACACCAGATTCAATGACTGGTTTTGCGAGTCCTTTGGGATGGTGTAATGCCCCAACTCGCGACGGAGATTGTACCTCGCCCGTTTTAGATTGTAACGGCAATATTGTAGGATTTTGGACCCACGGTATTGAAAAAGTCTCAACTGCGACTGAAAGTTTTGGACGTTTTGAACGCGTAACTTCTGAATTGATAGATTTTGCGAAAAACGGGTCTAGTTCAATTCATGTTGGACTGGATTTTCAGTTGCGCCCCCACTCCCGGTAATCTTGGCAGAGAAAGGAAACGAGTTCTGGCGTAGATATCCAGAACGTTACACCTGCCCAAAAGGTGAGAGAGCATTTTGGCCCACAGCGTTTGTGAGTGCCAATCATGATAAATTCATAAGTGATCATTACTTTGAGTTTATTGGGGGGACTGCGAGGTTCCCACGCTATAAAAATAAACGTGGAATAGACCCGCAGGTCAAGTGTCATATGGATCAAGAACACATAGTGTTTGAGGAGAGTTGGAATTTGCCGACCCCAAATGCGGAGGCAGCATATATCTCCTTAGCTAAATATGCTAAGCCATTCGTGAATATGAGTGTGAGTAACATAGGGAAAATGAACCTTGCTTACACTTGGATGGCTCAACACTTTGGTGTGTATATGGGAAATTCAGATGTCATTGACCTGACGGAAGCCATGGCTCATGTTGATAAAAGCACGAGCAGTGGTAGTCCTTTTAATAAGGAGTTTGCTACAAAAGGAGAACTGTTTGAACAAGATACAGAAATCTCTGATTGGCTAGAAAAGGATTGGGACCGTTTAGGGGAAGACCCAAACTGGACAACAATCTTTACTTCATCTCTAAAAGAGGAATTACGACCTATTGAGAAAATTGCACAAAACTCAATAAGAACGTTTACCGCTGGAGCAGTTGATGTGACTGTGCATGGAACACGTCTTTTCGTTGATCAAAACGAAAAGATGTATGCGTCACATTTGAAGACTGCTTCAGTTATAGGGATGTCTCCTTTAAAAGGCAATTGGGACCAGCTGTATCAAAAGCTGAATGTCTTTCCTAACGGGTACGCGTTAGATGAGTCCCAATATGATTCATCCATAAGAGAGTTTCTTATGTGGGGATGCGCAAAATTTCGTTATGAGTGTCTTAAACCGAAGTACCAGACAGCTCAGAATTTGCGCCGAATCCAAACTTATTATCGAAATTTAGTCCACACAGTAATTTTATCACCCGATGGTGTTTTGGTGATGAAGAAAAGCGGACAACCTTCAGGTTCCGTTAATACTGTCTCAGATAATACTTTAATCCTTTATTGGATCCTGGCTTATGCGTGGATTTTTACCGCACCAGAGGAGTATTGTTCATTGGCAGCTTTTGAGGATCATACATCAAAAGCGCTATTGGGTGACGATAACACGTGGAGTGTATCGAATGTGGCTCATCAATGGTTTAATGCCGTGAATGTAATTGATGTGTGGAAAACACTTGGAATTACTACGACAACGGACTCTTTAAAACCCAGACCAGTGTGTGATTTAGATTTTTTGTCAGCTCACACGGTGTTTTTGAGAGGTAGAGCCGTACCATTGTATGATCGAAATAAGTTGATGCAATCATTAGTTTATGCGAAAACAGCTCATTTGACACCTGTCATTACTTTGACACGCGTGTGCTGTTTGTTGCAGATTGGTTGGACTGACATTCCTTTTAGAGAATATTGTAAGAGTTTGATTGACTTCCTTTTGGAACGATACGATCATATCTTAGCAAATGATAAGGAATGGATAATCGCAAAGACAAATATTAAGACTGATGAGTTCTATGCTAGATTAATATTGGGCGATCTTCAGTTAGCCCCTCAGAGTTATGGGGAGCCGGAAGAAAGATTTAACAAGCCCCATAAAGCAGAAATTATGAACTCTGCTTTGCGAACCAACCAACCAAAAAGAACCACACGGAGAGTACGGCGTGTGCGAGGCCCTAAAAAGGGAAAAGCTACCGTAAAGAAATTGAATGGAAATGGAAATGCAGTTCGAAGAAGGAATCGAGTGCGACGTGGAGGGTTGAGACCCCAAGCCACCCGTTATGGAGCATTGAGCGCCTTTGGAGGCACCAGTTTCAACGGGAGTGGCCGTAGTCGCTCTTGTATTGTTGAAGAGGATGAATTTATTGGTGCCATTACCTCTGGCACTGATGGACCCCCAACTACCTTTGCTGTTACTTCCTATCCGTTAAACCCAGGCCAAGTGAGTGTTTTTCCTTGGTTATCAAAGCAAGCTGCTCAATGGGAAAAGTACACTTTTGAGATGTTGGAGTTTTACTATAAACGAGAGGTTTCAGAATTTGCGACAGCCGGCACAACCGGAAAAATCATCTTTTCAGGTGATTATGACGCTTCTGATCCACCCCCAAGCTCAAAACAACAGATGGAGGATACTGTTCCCCATGTTGATTGTATGCCCAGTGAAAATTTGAAGATAGCTTTTAATAAGGCTTTGATGCACCCATCTGGAGTCTCCAAGTATGTGAGACCAGCTGGGTTGCCTGGAAGTGCAGATATTAAAACCTATGATGCTGGAATTTTGAATGTTGCAACTCAGGGTATTGCAGCCTCAACTACAGAATTGGGAGAACTTCGCGTGCGTTATCGAGTGCGCTTTGAGGTTCCCATTCTGGAGAGTTCTGCTACCGCTCCGCGAAACAATAGTGTTGCTGTTTTTAGCAATACACCTCAAGCCTTAACCACAGGAAATGATTCAGTTTTGTTATTGAACGCTGAACTGACGAATGGAATCAACGTTGTCAACAACGCTGGTTCTTTTGTCTTTCCTGCTGGAAATTATTTAGTTGATTTCGTTGCACAGTTTGTGTCAACGGGAGCTATGACTGAGGCTTTGGTGAATGTCAAAAAGGACGGAGTGGCTGTTACCTCTTACAACAGAATCAATTTTCTAGCTGCTGCTGGTTGTAGTAGCATCCCGGTCTTGAGTGACCCGATGTTTTTAACAAGTGATGGGACAAATGTTTATCAATTTATTGTGAATTCCACTTTTACAGCTACAAACCAAGCAGAAGGTAATCTGCGAATTGTTGCTATTTAATTAAGCAACCGTTGGTCTTCTTGAAATGCAGTTGAAAACTGCTACCGATGTTAACAGGAAGTGAAAGTTCACCGTGGCTCGACACGGGTAAGTAAAAATTCGAGATGGAAGGGTTATCGAGGAAATGTAGTTCAAATCTACTACCTTAGCGATATGAAAGTTGCTTTTCAGCACACCATTGAAGTAAAATGGCGTTGCCGTGTTTGATTTGGAAAAGATTTAAACGTTAAGAAATCTTTTCAGCTGGTTAAGCTTAAACCAAAAAGCGAACCTGTAGCTCAGCAGTTTATGGAGCATGCTATGGCCTTGCAAGCTATAACATTATTTTGAATGCTTACCGAGAAGGAAAACTTAACAAACCCAGAACAAACTGATAAATAATGGAAGGAAAACCATTCAAACCGGTATTGTGTACCAAGGAATAAAGGAAAGTACACCTGCAGTGAGAGTCGATTCTCATCTTCTAGATCTGTGGGTGTGATGTCCACCCACGAAGCACTAGATCAATCTATGGACTGATGTACCAGAGTTTAGCGTACCCCCACGTGAGAGGTTGTTATTCTGGAGTCAGTAGCGGATTGGTCTTAGTTCCGTGGGTGGATGCCCCAACAGACCCGGATTTTTCTTGCAGCAATGACCTTAAAATTGGAAAACTTAACAAACCCAGAA